TTAGATCAGTATTCGTTAAAGTACGGGTTGGCAAAGGAATCCGTGAGAGCAATTCAGAGACGCAAATGTTGGAAACACATTTGAGTTTATGCCGCTCCTGCCGCTACTACGTCATCACGCAGTTCCGGGAGCGCGGGCTATATTCAGAGGCTCCAGGCTGCTGGCACCAGATACGCGCATTCCCTACCGCGACTAGCTGCCAGTATTGGGAGCGCGAACCCGGCAGCGACTAATCTACCGGGATGCCCTGCTTCCTAACCCAATCTTGGAACGCGAGTACCTGAGCCGCGTCTAGGGCGCAGGCTTGGACAGTGACTTCTCCACTAGGGCCGCGTTCTTCGGCGGCTCCATCAGGGCGCGGGGGATAGTCGGGAGCGGCGGGCACTCCACCGCCACCGCTTTGTACTGCGGGGAGGCGCAGCCCGTTACCGTAAAAATCAGAAACGCGCCGACGAGTGCTTTCGTAGACATCTCCTACCTCCCTAGTTCTGCGATCTTGCTGCTTCTTTTTCTGGTCGGCCTCTTTTTTAGCCGCATCAGCAACAGCAGCGACTTCAGCCCTAAAGGTTGAAAAGGCAGCTTTCTCCGTTTCATACCGGCCCTCCCATACTCCAGAACGCCACTTGTAGAAACCTGCGGTCGTTCCCAAAACGAGAACGATCGTTCCCATTAAGAGAACGCGCCAGTTGTTCAAGGCGAATAGGAGCATCACGCAGTCTCGAAAAGTTGCGCCTCTGCTGCACGGCGTCTAGTTAGCCCCGCAAGCACCTGCCCCCCGGCCTTGTTCCACCGATGGAATTCCCTCGCAGCCCCTTCATAGTCGCCCTCGTTCAGCTTCGCCAGGAGCGTGGACTTCCTGAAGTTGCCGCAGCCTACGTTGAACGTGAAAGCTACAAGTGCGTCAAACTCGTTCTGAGTCACCGGAACGCGGATGGAGTTGGAAACGCACTGCTCGGCAAAGATGGCGTCATCCCGCAGGCGCTCATTAGCTTCTTCCTCCGTAATGACCATTCCCTCTTTAACGTCCCGAGTTGATCCGAAGCCGATAGTCCAAATCCCTACGGAATCCTGATATGCCTTCAGCCGTAGCCCCTCGAATTCCTTAATGAGCCGAAGCCCGTTGTCGCTAACTTTCACGAAGCATTCACCCTTGTGAACATAGAAGCCGGGACCGCTGCAATCGTCTTGTCCATGAAGTAGAAAACGACCACGCGGAAACTAGGATGGACGGGGATAAGCCCCCAGCATCCTTCGATAGCGCCGTTCGGCGTGATCCACTGCGCCCGCAAATACTTCTCCCCGCCTACGGCCTCGATCTGGCAAGCCTCGTCGTGGAGGACGATTGCTACATCATTAACCGCCGCCTGCATCACAGGAGCAGCGTGGACTTTGTGGACGAACGCCATCAGGAGGACAACGAGCAGCATCATCAAGGGGAACTCGAATCTTCCGGGCATGGACTACCTCCAATCTGCTTTTTAGAGGGGAGAGACTGAAGCCGAAAGCTGCTGTTGCTGAATTCGATTAGATAGACCTCGGACGCTTCACGAAGGTCATCTAGGGTGATGGGGATGCCGTCCAGTTCCAAAACCTCGGCACTTGCGTCTAACTGTTGATGATTTGTCACTTAATAGCCGTCCAGAGGATCGCCGCGTTTGCCAGCGAGTAGCCGAGAAACATGAGGGCATGAGGCCAGCGTCCGTCCGTCGCGTACAGGACAGAGGCGAGGACGCACTGGACGCCCATAGCGAGGACGATCCAGTTAGCGGGACTCATGGCATATCGGGCCACTGCGTATTGGATTTCTTCAAGTTTTCCTCTTGAGTGACGATGCGAAGGTTTGCCTCGCAATGCAGGCCACAAACGATTGGCGAAATCAGCGGAACAATGTGGTCAACTTGATAGTTGATGCCAGATGCTCGACGCATATGCTCGGCAAGCCGATATAGCTGCCGGATCTTCTGCATATCGGCCCACTTGGGAATCGCATCTCTATTTCGCTTCCGTCTTGCCGTGGAATAGAGAGTTACCTTGCTGACGTTGCTTTTCTTCCACTCTCTAATTCGAGAGTTGCAAACGTCCCTGTTGCGCTCCCTGTATCTAGCCTCGTTGTCTCTGGCTTTATCGAGGTTCTTTTTTCGCCACTCAGCGGAACGCTGCAGGTGACGATCCATGTTCTTTATTTGGTACTCGCGCTGCTTTTTAGCAATTTCCGGCTTGTTGGTTTCGTAATAGCGCTTGTTGTTCGCTAGATACCGTTCCCTGTTCGCGGCCCTCCAAGCAATAGCCTGCGCTTTCAATCTCTCTTGATTGCGCAAGTACCATTCATGTTTGTATTGCTTGTCGCAAGGCGGGCAGTAACCGGCCTTTTTCTTCGCAGACAGGAACGCCGCAAAACAGCGCGGGCAAATACGCGTGATAGGATTGTCAGCAGCCATGCCAGCCTCTAGTCCAGGTTGGGTGGTTAGGGGGCCGCTAGGTGTTACTAGCACCTACGGCTCCCGCAATTCTACGATCAAACCGACACTATTTCGCCGCGAAACTGAAACGAATTATCGCTGCGGCGCAATGCCAACTCTGGCATTAGCAATTCGCCATTTCTATAAGTAAGCACGGCGATCCCGCTCTGCCAATTAGTTTGCTTACCCTCTAAGTAATGAACGAACTGAGGGTCACGCGGAGAGTCTGCCCCCATCCCGTGCCTTACGCCGTAACGAATGCCGCGCCGGTCTATATAAGGAACAACGTCTGCGCGGTGGTCATGGCCTGTCACCAAAGTAACGCCAGATTCTTTAGTGTTGTTGTATGAGGCGTGGACGCCGCCCTTTTCCCTGTGGCGAATTTCTGTGTGGGATTTTGTATGTTCGTTGACGGTTACAAACCAGCTAGGAACCCACTCAGGGAAATGATCCTTTAGATGCACACCCTTCATGTTCCTCATTTCAGGAAGGGTGTTGGCAATCCTCGACTCCATTCTTAAACAATGGTTTCCCAAGTTCCAAATTCGCTTTGCCGCAGGAGCCGCTTTCATCAGTTCCGCCGACCTGTCCCCGATGCACTCAATTTCTTCCGCTACCGTGGGATAACCCTCCCACCCGATAGAGGGATGCCGCGAGATTTGCGGGAAGTCGGCCACATCACCATTCCAGACGATTGCGTAGGGCTTCAGTTTCTTAGCGAGGTACAGCATCGCCCGGTGCATCGTCGGGACTTGGTACTTGGGCCGGAAGTGGAGATCGCCGCTAACAAGGATCACACCATTCTCTAGGCCGATCTTCACCTCTACCCGGTCATGCGTGATGAGCATGGAGTCAGGACTACGGGGGTCGGTGGCCTTGAGTCTCAGCCCATGTCTCTGCTCGATAGCCCTGCGCCTGGAGCAGATTGCGCGAACGTCTAGCTTCAGGATTTCCGCCATCTGAATCGCGCTAGGATTGGCTTGCCAGAGGTTGATGAATTCCTGATCCGTACATCGGGCGGCGGGCATTACTTCTTCCTCGTCAGGTAGCGAACAAACGCGGGGTTGTCTTTGATGACTCCGAGGAGGATCGTCCCTAGCCCCCTGACCTGACGCTCCGAGAGTCCTAGATTTCCTTCTATGTCCACCGCATGAATGACCTCATGCAATACGGTGTCCTGCTCCTGCTCTAGCGGCTGTCCCTTGCGGACGGTGATGCGTTGCTTCGCAGGGTCCAGTTCCCCGAGATCGCCCTCATCCAATGGCTTACCTGACGAATAGGCGATGCGGTACGTCTTGCCGATGACGCGGCAAGCGCGGATGGACATGAATCCTCCTAGTGGTGGACTGTTTCGTCTGTCTGAAGGACGCCGAGAACCGGCAAGCCTTCTACTACGGTCATCACGATAACCAGCCCGTTGCGGGTGGCGATGTGCGCTCCGTCTTTATTGAAATCAATACTTACGATTTGCTCGCCAACTAACAACGACTCAATCTGGTTTACTTCGGTCCCCACGACTTCACCAAGTCCTCAAGCTTCGTTTCCGCAAGGATCATGCGATCCCCATGGCGATTGCGGCGGCGAACGACGCGGCAATCACCGCGCTGGAGAAATACACGATGAACCGCCACTGTGGCGGCGTGTCCATGATGATGAAGTACGCCTTCGTCCAGAGGTAGATGGCGAGGAGGTACATCACCTTCAGGAACCCGACGGCGGGCGCGAAGTAAGCCAGCGTATCGTACATGTTCGGCATGAACCGCCCGACGCCGTAGTAAATCTGCTCGACCATCAGTGTTGAGAGCATCACGACCGCACCGAGCGCCATGTACAGGGATCGCTCCCAGCCGTTCTGCCGCAGCACCGGGATGGCGCGGGCGAGTCGCACCACCGTAACGAACAGCAGGATCACCAGTGGCGGATAGATTGCGGCAAGCAGCGCCTTCGTCATCGGGATTTCCTTCGCTCTTTGAGTACATGATTCAACTCTGCGACGGCGAAGGCCAGCTTCTCGTCGGCGTCTTTGGTGGACCGGAACGGCGTGAGCAGTCGGCGCGTGGCGTTCCTCATGGCATCACGCGCCTTCGTTACGGAACCCCTTAGTTTCACTTCTTCGACCTCAGTTCGTTGGTGAGTTCGCGCAGCGCCTCTGCCAGATCGGTGCGCGATTTAACGTCATCGTCATAGCGGGAAAGGACAAAGCGCAGCAGGTAGAACGCGGCAACCCAACCGATGCCAAGCGGGCCGTACACCTTGACGAATTCGGTGAGCGCCTGGGCCGGGTCCATGTCCTACCTGTTCGGTAGCCTATCAGCCCGACAGGTCTGTCCAGCCGGACAGCTTGCCGAGGAGAGGGACTAGGGATTCCATGCGCTTTAGATGTCACCAAAAATCACATATTCAAAGCCCGGAACAGTATTTGGGTCGGTAGCAACGTCATAGACATTTAAGGTAAATGTCGTTGTGTCTCTAGACCCAACTCGGAAAAATCGGTTTACATTTGATGTGCCAGAAAGCGTAATCAACACCGCATAATTAGACGACGACATGGTGCGGCCATGCGTTACAACGTAAACGCCCGTTGAGGAGTTGTTTACCGAAACACCGGCTGCGGGGTAACTGGCATCTACAGTCGTTCCAGTAACCTTTCCCCATGCCTTTGCAGCAGAGGGGTGAAAATGCTGCCTACCGGGGGAAACGTAGGTGGTTGTGCTAGTGGCCGTCTCTTGATCTGATTGAGCCGCAGCGGATACAGACGTAGCAACTACCGCCGTCCCATCGGCCTTCTGGTAAAGAGCGCACTTCCAGTTACCCGACCCAAGGGAGATCATGTAGGCCATATCCCCGTTAGCGGTCGTAATGTTCGCCGCCCCCGGAAGAATCAGGCTCGTCCCGTTGTGGGTCAGGGTCAGGGCACCTGTAAACCGCAGGAGGTAGCTAATCCCCGCCGCCTCAGTACCGAACGCGGTAATGGTCGTGGTGCCCGTAATGTCCACGAAGTACCCGTCTGCCGTGGACAGGTCTACCGTAGCGGCAGAGGCCATATCCGAGCCTTTAGAGGCTAGATAACGGCGCGTAACTGCCTGAAGTTCCCGGAGATTATCGTCAAGTCCGGAGCCAAGAGCGGTGCCACCGGAAGGCGCGTTGTTCCCTGGAGTCGTACTCCACGAGCGGAGAGTGCTTGCTACGTCTGCCATAAGCTTTGACCCCTTTGTGAGGTTCTTATTGTTATGAGTTAGACTGACTTACATGGATCAAGAGACGCGAGAACGACTCCAGCGCATCCAGTCATCCCTAAGCTGGATTGCGGTGCTTCTCTTTTTTGGGCTTGTCGTAATGGTGGGGATCGCCTACGAATTACGGAGCCTGCTGCCCAAATAGCAGCCCGCCCTGCGGCGACAAATAAGGACGCATGGCGGAAATGGCTCCCGACGAACCTTGTTGCAGCGCCCCGATATACGGAAGGTCGCCCATCATCAGCCGCGATCCACCACGGCTATAAAGCAGAGGAGTCGCAGCAAGAGCGGCCCACGACCACGGGGAAGCCAAGTTAAAGCCTGGAACATCCCCGGCTGACGCCGCCCCACCGGCCCCGGCAAGCAGAAGCGCCTGCATGGCGCGATCAGCGGTCCCAGAGTTAGGAACACGATTCCCCATGACTTCCTGGGCATCACGACCAAGCTGCCGAAGTTCGGACCCCTTGGCGTTCTGGATGATCTGTAGCGGAGTGGGGATTCCGGAGTTAGATTCCGCCCTACGAGCAGCGTCAGCCATGTTTTTCATGTTGGCATATCCACGATCAAGCGCCTGCCTTTGGACTTGATCGACACCCGCCTGTCTGCCAGCAAGATCACGAACGGCCTGCCGAGCCTGTTGCAACGCCTCGCGCAAAGCGCCGTCCTGCCCTTTCGGCTCAAGGGCGCGGATTGCTTTCCCAAGATCGGCTTCGACTTGCTGCTTTACATCCGAGGCAGCGATGTTTTGCCCAGGCTTCAGCCGATCCAGTACGTCTCTCTTAATGATCTGGTTGTATGTAGTCTTGTAGGTATCGCTAAGAGGGATGGACGGCGCGGTGATCGCATTCTTCAGGTCTTGGACAAGCTGCGCGTCCCGTGAAACCTGCGAGTTTCCATAAAGACGCCCGTAGCCCTGGCTCAGGAGGTCGTCGGCCTGCTCGATGCCAGCATTGCCCGGCTGGGTGACTTTAAGTCCTTTGGGCATCCCCACATTGATAGCAGCGGTGCCCAACTCATTCCTAGCCCGGTTTCGAGCGCCAGCGATAATGTCGCCAAGCAACGGAATGGAAGTTGCCTTCTCCTCGATGCGGTTAGCAACCCCGCCAAGTGCTTGGCCCACGGTTGGGACCACATCTTTTTCCAACAGGTTCTTGACCGCAGGAGTTTGCAGGACGGGCTGCACCACGCGACCAGCGCCACGCATTAGAGTATCAACCGCAGCGCCAGCCGCAGCCCCCACCCCTGCATTCTTCATCGTGGATTCATTGTCCAGCGTCGGCTGGATCGTGTTCAGCACACCACCGGCTGCTGCTGCGCCCACCGTGGGGGCAAGGAAATTAGGCAGCATCGGGATCTTGGTTGCCAGATTTGCAGCTCCACCATAAAGCGCCGATGCAGGAGCGCCAGTCGCGGCGACGTTAAATCCGAGATTGCCAAGCATCCCCATCGGGGAGTCCTGAATAAATGCGCGATTAGCTTGAACCTCGGCCTTATCTTGCGGGGTAAGGTTGGTGAACTTCTGCTTCAGCCACATCGCCCCGGTATCCAACCCGGCCTTTGTGCCAACCGCCAGTTGCGACAGAGGGCTAAAGTCGCCCCATACCGCTCTAACAGCGTCCGGCAATCCCTCAACGCCAATTTTCTTCGGGACCGGCTTAGGCTCCTGGGAATACTCCGCCCAAGGCCCAGACTCATTCGCGGCGTAATCTTCCCAAGGCCCGGCCATCAGATTTTCTCCCAGTTCATGCGTTGGCTAGGATCTCCGCCCTTGAAGCGATACCCGCCCCGCACCTCGCCAGTTTTAGGGACATTGCTAGGCCGATTAGGGGCCGGGGTCTTGGGGATCGGCGGCGCAGCGACGGTAGTTTCAGACGGGAACCTAAAGCCACGCAGGGAATTGTTCCCTTCAAAGTGATCCACCGCGCCGCGAATGTCGGTATACGACCGCATCACATCTTGCTTGATAGCCTCGATGATCTGCTGCCGACCCTCCCGAGTCTTGGCAAGTTCAGGCAGAGGGGCAGAGGCGGCGATCAGGTCGATATTCGACACGCCAGAACCAGCGCCGTAGTCTTTGGACCCAAGCCTTTCTTTCATCAGTTCACCAATACGGGCAAGGTACATCTCCGTATTAGCGGCCTCTTTCTCGTTGATCTTCAGGCCGAATCCTTGGGCGATCCGCGCGAGGTCTTTCTTGAATTCGGCCCCTGCGGCGGCATAAGTCCTGTCATCCTTGTTCAGTTCTCCAAGGATATTCAGGCTGACAAGCGAACTAGTAATGGACGGGATTTTCGCCTTGTACTCTCCGACCTTCTTCGCGTCCTCGGTGGCCGAAGTCACCAACGCCTGCTTGTTCGCTTCGGCTTCTGCGGTCTGATTCGGACTCATGCCAGCGGCGTTAGACGGCATCACCCCGGACTCTTCCAGCGCCTTCTTAAGCAACGGGTCTTTGCCAGCCGCGTCCACAAGCTGCTCTTGGCTCACCCCACGCAGGTTCATGTTTGCGCTAGGCGTATTGCCGACGACAGTCACAGGCCCAGCCTGCGGGGTCATGCCGCGAACGATGTTGGCCCGCGTGTTGTAGGTGGGCGGGCTTCCCCGACTAGTGGGCGGGGTGGTAACAACGTCATACCCTGCCCGCGCCTCCTCCCCGATCCTCTGCTGCTGCGCGTAGGCTTCAGCACCACCCGGAGTTACCATCACCCGGAACCCACCGGGCGCAGAGGGGTCAGGCACCGTCATGGTGCTAAAGCCCTGCTGGTTAGTCTGCGGCACGGCACCAATCACCCCGAAACGCGGGTCAACCTGCAACCCGTTCTGGATGGAGATATTGGGCTGCGACTCTTTCAGGTTGGGGAGCAGGTCGGGCATCCCGGCAATCCGCATTGCCGTGACTTGGGCAAGGTTGAACGGAAACCCGCCAGGACGCGCAGGAGCGGCCCCAGGAGCCGCGCCGGGGGCTTGGGGAGCCTGTCCCATCTGCGGGGCTACAGCGCCGCTGGAGAGCGCCCCAGGGCCGATTAGACCGGCTTGGGAGAGAATTCCAAGCTGCATCTCGAAATTGCGGATGGCCTGTAGCGTCTGTTGCTTGGTAAGAGCAGTCTTTTCCTTCTCCATTTCGATAAGCGCGGCAGTCTGATCCGCCTTGCGCTTGGCCTCTAGGGCTTGGTTATAAAGCCCCAAGCCGCCCATAGCGCCTTGACCAATCGCAGCGCCAAGGCCAACAGGGAGGCGGGAAGGCCCGGAGGCCGAAAGCATCCCAGCGCCGAAGCCTAGAATGCCCTGCGTCATAGGGTCAAAATCAGCCAAAGGGGCCTCCACCAGAGAAGATTTTCCCGAACTGCGAACCAAGAGCAGCGCCGCCCAAAGCCCCAGCCATCGGGTTAGTAAAGTAGGGCTGAGAGCTCTGCGACCCCAGCCCGCGAGTCAGGTTGCTATAGCTAGTAAACGGGGAGAACGCCGCGCCGTATTGCGAGGTCGTGTAGTCCGGAGCCGCAGTAGCCGCTCCCAACTGCCTGCCCCGCTCGGTCTGGTAGTTCTGGTTATAAAAGGGCAGAGCGGTCTTCCCAAGATTCCGCGCAAGGGCCTCTTGGTAGCCGCTGTTCATCATGTTGTCCCCACCCCCTTGGATGTTCGCGTACTGGCTGTTAAACGCGCTCTTAGCCTGTCCGAGAGCATCGTCCACCGTAGCCTTAAGGTAGGGGTTGGAGTCGGGAGTCAGATACTGTCCCTGAATCGTTTTCAGCATCTCGTCCTGCCCCGGCCCCAGCAACGGGGTCGCAGAGCCGATCTGCGCGGAACGGGCGGTAGCCGCGTTCAGGTTGGACATCACATAGGGCTTGAGCCAGTCCGGGATGTCGGTGACAGTGGTCGTAGTCCCTGCGGGCTTGCTGCTGCCACCCAGAAGGCCGAGAAGCCCACCAAGACCAGCACCAAGCAGGGAGCCTCCGTTACCGCTGGTCGCTAGGCCGAAAGCCTGTTTCAGCGCGTTGGCGGTCCCGTTAGGAACGCCACTTAGCGTCGATTGAATCTGCTGCAACGGGTTGAGGTTAATCAGGTTACCCGCCGAGTTGTAGCTGGACATTCCCTCCAGCCCCGACATATCGAACCCGAGGTCGGGCGTGTCGAAGTAGGAAGAACTAAAGTCAGCCAAAGGATCAAACATTTTCCCGCCTCCGTTCACGCCCCATCCGGGCACGTCACCGATTCCAAACACATCGCTAAGACCTACGCCCATATCCATCGCGCCACCGGCAGCACCAGCAGCACCGCCACCGCCAAAGCTGCCGAGGAAGTTGCCAAGCCCACCGGAACCCATAGCCCCCGCACCGAGGAAGCCGCCAAGAGGAACGCCGGGGCCGCTGATAAAGTTGCCCAGCACATCCCCAAAGAAACTCCCGCCCTCGTCGTAGTTGTAGGTAGCTTGTCCGGGGTTGGTGTCGAAGAACCATCCGGCATGATTGGTCGGCCCTCCAGCAGAAACCGGGTTGTTCTCTCCTGCAAACCCAAGCCTTCCACCGCCGAATCGCGCCATTTCCCCTTTGTCAGCGATCTCCCACGGAATCTGAGTGGACTGCCCGCCCCCACCAGCCCGCAGGGGCATCAACTCGCTTTCGGTCCCGTTCCAGCCCTCAATGCTGGGAGTGAAATACTTAGTCCCCGTAGCCGTGGGGAAACTCCAGACAGTCGGGGAGACTTGGGTTACAGCCCCCGTAGGCGTGTAGATGTTCATCGTTCCAGCCTTTTTAAGTGCCCGTCAACACGCGGGCTTCTACAAACGTCCCCGGAGTACCCGGAGCCACACAGACCCACCCCAAGCGGACATAAGACGCAGCCACACCTGGAGCCACGCTCCCCCTTACCGTGCAATTGGAATCAGGGACGAAATCCCCCACGGCATACGCCGTAGTCGTCCCGCTAGGAACAGAGGCTTGCGCGTTGTGCCTCGCCGTCAGCCTACCTTCCGACAGGTTGTTGACCTGAGAAGTAACTGAATTGAGGATGTCTACAATGATCGGCTTGGAATACTGCGGCGGGACTTTCTGGGAAACGTCTAACTTACTCACCGGACGCCACCCAGCTAGGACTAAATGCCGACATCTCCCAATCGCCCACAAAGGAGAACGTGAATCGGTGCCACCTTGCATCCCGCATGAAGTCGAACTTGCCGTTAAGTAACGGAGTCGCTGCATCGGTCGTCAGCGCATCTCCAAGATTCGCCCGATAGTAGTTCGTCAGCGTCGCGGAGTCTGGCGCGGTGATGAATCGCGGCCTTACTCTTTCGACCTGCGTATCCTTGCCGTCCGTTCCAAAGTCGCCGGTAGTGAAACTCGTGGTCGCCGCCTCACCGGTCAATGTCTTGACCAGATGCGAGGTGTCGAAAATCGCCGGGGTTCTGTTGCCGGGATTAAGGAACGCGGAGTCATACGGCAGGTTAGGAAGGTCGTCATACGTCGCATAACTGCTCCCCAGCGTGTCGTAGGTCAGACCAGCCGAAACGTAATCCACCGTCGCCTCTACCTGCCGATCATCAATCCCCCACCTATCCGTCCGGTAGTTGTAGACAACGCAGTGATCCGGGAGAGTGGAGTCGGCCACCGGATAGTAGAAATAGATCCGGTTGTTTTTCTTGTCGTGGAGCGCGGTGCAGGCGTAGTACCGACTCGCCAGCAGTTCGTTAAAGACTTTATCCTTGACTCGGTTTGTTCCAATGGGGACGGGTCTGGAGCCATCGAAGAGGTAGAAATCATCCTCCCCCATGAAGATATGCTTCGGGTTGTCTGGAGTCCCTACGTTGACAACAACCTCCTGAGACAGCGCCCCAGCATTACCAGGGACAAGCACGAAGTCCCACACCACCGGAGCGCCGACATACGTCCCGATGTACATGGACGCTTTTTTGTAGGCGATGATCTGCCCGCCAAACCTGCGCCCCGCCGTGATCGGGCCAGAGGTGGAAATCAGCGTTCCAGAAGTCGCTTGGGTCGAGATAGACGCGGACCAACTTGTATAGTCTCCAAGGGCTGAACACTGCCAGCCCTGCGAACTGGACGAGGTATTGAAGACAAACACGAACTGCCCCACGGACTCCACAATCGCAGCCACAGGGGCACCGGCAACGCAGGAGAACGCCCCAGAAGTCGATGCTTGCAACGTATCTGCGCCGTTAATGGCAAACGATACGTTCGACTGCTGCGCGAACCTCCAGCGGGAAGTAACCCCACCGGTATAAGTAGCCGCACGGGATACGTCAGACCATGTTGAAGTCCCGGCCTCATAAAGCTTAATAGCCGTCCCTGCAAATAGCCGCGTCGTGTCGTCCAGCTTCGTGAGGGACGCCGCCCCTTGGCAAGTCCTCGCCAGAGCCGCCAGAGGCGTACTAGCGGGGCTGGGAGCGCCTTTCAGACCCTTCATGGAAGGGACCACCCCCGCCGCGTTGGTCAGCACTCCGATAACGGTAGGGTCCGCATCGGGCGCATACCCGAGAAGCTGGACGATCATACCGACTTGACCTCCAACCCACCACCGGAGTATTCCTCGCCGTCCGAATCCACCTGGGCCGACTTGAGAACCTTTTCGTACAGACTCCCCCAGCGCATCATGGATCGGTCGTCCTTCGCGTCCACCGAGGCCATGTAGCAAGCCCCGAAGACGTAGACATCGGGGTTAGCCAGGAACAGCGCATGGGCGGAATCCGCCACGTTCCCGAGGTTCTTGTAATAGACCCCGTTTACCGTGTAGTTGGAATCCGGGTAAGGCCCAAAAATGAAGTTCGAGCCTTCGCGGGCGATGAGCTTGGGGATCGTGGTGGAACTGCGCTGCGGATAGCGTTCGTAAATAGCAGTCGGAGCGGTGCGTTGCAGCCGGTAGGCTATAGAAGCGTTGACGTAGGCATATTTCAGGTCAATGTAGCTAGTCGGCAGGGCGAGAACTCCGCTAGCAATAGTCCCGGTGAACGAGGTTTCCAGTTCCCGAACACGAAGCTTGCGATAGATGTCCGTCTCGGCAAGCGTGATCCAATCATCGACATACGACGCGGTATCCCCCCGCTTCAGCCGCGCCGCGATTGCGGTCTTAAGTTCCGCGTAAGTGGTAATGGACAATTTGGATCACCTTTTCTTGTTTTTCTTTTGTAAGGTGCGGGCCAGTAGGAAGACACAAGCCCCTTTCCCATATCGAGTCCGAGACTTTAAATTTCCCCTTGGCGTACTGCCTGAATGCAGGACTTCTGTGCAAGGGAGTAAATACAGGCCGGGAATCAAACCCCGCCTCTTTCAGCTTCCCTTGCAGCGCAATCGGGTTATCTACTTGGACAACAAAGAGCCACTTCCCATTCCCCGGAAGTTGCTCCGCATAACGGCTTGCGTTCTCAAGCCTAGCCTCTAGAAGAGAATCCAGCCGCTCCAACTGCGCCAGCCCTAGCGCGGCTTGCATATTGGACATTCGGTAATTAAGGCCAGGAACGTGGCAGCGGTACTCGCTATCAAATCCCCCATCCCTCCACGCCTTCGCATTCCCGAACTTCCCGCAGAGCATCCCGCCCTCTCCGGTCGTGATGACCTTGTTACCGTAGAACGAGTAACAGGCCATATCCCCTCGGATGGGGACGATGCCTAAAGACTCGCAGGCATCCTCTACGACAGGGATGCCAAACTGCGTAAAGTCGCCTGCGTCGGAGCCGTAGAGGTGAACTGGGATGATGGCTCTTGTTTTCTTGTTGAGGTAAGCCAGAATTCTTGTTCTGTCGATTCCCCATGTCTCGGGATCAACATCAACGAGGACGGGCCTTGCCCCCACGGCGAGAACTGCGGAAGCGGTCGCTCCGAAAGTAAGGTCTGGAACGATGACCTCATCCCCCGGCCCGATCCCCAGAGACAGAAGTGCGAGATGTAGCGCACCCGTGCCGCTAGAGGTTGCAAGCGCGGGGACTCCGAACCTTTCGCTAAACGCATCCTCAAATTCCTTTTCAAATCGACCGTTGTGGGTGACAAAACCAGAAGTCACGCACTCCGTCAGGTACTTAAGTTCATTCCCGGAAAGGTCAGGCAACGCAAGCGGAGTCAAACAGCCCCTCTTTTTTGGCCTCAACAATCATCCGCTCCAGCGACCATTCCTCCGGAGTCTTCAACAGCCACTCCCTGTCAATCTCGTTTTCCGGCTCCAGCCAACCGGGATCTCCATGTCCAAACATCACGACTTGCACAGGTGCCTCCAGGCTTTGCCTTCTCGCATTTCTTGAGGGGTCCACTGAGCATAGGCAAGGTCGGATAACCACTGCCTGCGCTCTGGCATTTCAGGCTCCAGCATCTTGTCCAAACTGCGGTTACAGACCTCCCAAGCCATAGACCCTTCATCGAAGGAAAATCCGGGGACGCCCTCAATCATGGCTTCCACAATGGCATTGGAATTGAACGCAACCGCCGCCCAGCAATCCTCCAGGTCTTCGCGGAACGACTTCTCAGACAGAGTGCAGCCCGCAAGGTTGAACTTCGGGCCTTTGGGGTGGGGCCTGAACCTGACCTCACGACCAAAGCCCTGAAGCTTCCCCGCGATCTCTTGGAGCCACGCCAAATAATCAACGTGATCCACGGAGGCATCCCACGGAACCTGACCGCACAGGAGGATGTGCTTCCCCCAATCCCTCCAGGCTAGGCATCGGTGCCCGTGGTTCCTCTGGAGGAGAATCCTGCGGTCCTCGGGCATTCCCTTGTTCTTGAAGTCTGCCCTACCGTTCAGGCCATTGAATCCGGCGGCATAGTGGTGATTTTCCCCGTCACCCCGGTTGATGTATCCCGTCTCTAGGACGACCACATCAAGGTTGTTTTGCCTCTGCTGCCGAAAGATTTCGCCCCGTGGGAAACTTAACGGGACTTTGGATTTCCGTACCCCAAACACCACCGCGACCGGGCTGGGTTCGTACTTCCATCCTTCTACAAATTCCCCGTCGCAGCCCTCGGCAAACGCCTTAAGAACGCGATCATGGGTGTCATTTCCGGAGAGATAGACTCTCACTCGCATACATAGATCAGGAAGGCTCCCGCCGTTCCTGCCTGTGGAATAGGTTCCTGCTTGGACTTTTGGCTAAACCGATCCAAGACCTTCCAGCCGCAGCTAGTTAGCAACTGGTCGAACTCGCCGGGGGTGTAGTGCCTCTGGTGGGGGTACTGATCCCCCTCAAACTTCTTAGGGTCGAACGGGTAGACCTCCTCGTTAGGGACCGAGGCCACCAGAACCCCCCTACAAGCCCTCCTGAAGCCCTCCAGCGCGATTTCGGGGCGGGGTAGGTGTTCCAGTGTCTCCAAGGAAACCACCGCCTGAAATCGCCCTTCCCACGGCTCTTTCTCAAGGTCGCCGACTAAGTAACTAGGGCCGGGGAAATGTTTGTTAGCCCACTCTATCGCCGGGGGGTGGATGTCCACCCCCACGACATCCTGAGTCTTTTCCCATAGGAACCGCGACCCGTAGCCGCAGCCGCAAGCCGCATCCAGAACCCGGCCTTCCGCCACCGAACTGGCGAGGACGTACCGGAGGAAGTGGTGCGCGTTGACCTCTTCCTGACGAGCGACAAACTGCCTCGTCTCATCGGTCTTCGGGGCGCAGTTCACCTGTCTCCTTCCGATTGCCCCATCGCAATCCACGGACAATTCGATATGCCTGTGACTTGCTTATTCCAAACATCTTCCCCAACTCCGCAAAAGTCGCCCCTTGCGCTCTCATAGAAAGGAGGTTTTTAACTCCCTCTTTAGATAGTTTCGCGAAATGATGGTCTTCCCCGCGCCTCGCAGAGTTTTGCGCGAATCTGCCTTTATTAATTGCGTCGTGCACATTGTCTTTTTGCGTACCCAAAAACAAATGGCTCGGATTAACGCAGTTTGGGTTATCGCACTTATGCAGGACGCTTAGACCTAGCTGCACATCTCCTTTTGCCAACCTCCAGCTAATTCTCGGAGCGAACTCGTTTCGCGTTCCATTCCACATAACGCCACGCCCAGTTTTGCCAGAGGAGCCAATCCAAGCCCAACACTTATCCTTCTCTTGGACAACAACCTTCTCCCAGAACCTCTGCTCAAGAGACTTAAACCGTTGTTGATACATCTTCCGGCCTCAATTTCCCAGTGTCTTTCCGATTTCCTTTGTGGTGCTCCATGTAAAGCCCCGGCGCTGAAATCTGGAACGGGTGCATGTGACCGTGCGGCACGTTCTTAGCCAGGTTCACGAACTCAGGCCCGTTCCCCATCACCATCCGTACAGCATCGAACACATAGCAGTCATGCCAGCCGGGTTGCGTGAAGATCGTCCCCACAATCGGCACATGGACGTAGTTCTTGAAGAACTTGCTTGCTAGAGGATGGTCACGGTTGAACCCGATAAAGCCTGATTCGGTGTAGTACCACCCATCCCGGCCAAGAAAACAGCACAGAGCGTCATCCGGCAGGCAGCTATCAAGGAACGACTCCGGAACGTGCTTGGTAGTGATCGAATCCGCGTCAAACCAGAACACCTTCCCCCCGTAAGTCTTGGAGGCGTGATTCTGAATAAAGACTTTGCGGCACATCCGGGCATCGAAGTTGATGTCATACCCGCTTCCTACAATTCCGTGCATCAAAGGGAATTGCAGGGAATTCATAAAGTCGGTCAGGAACTCGACCTCCTCAATCGGCCTCCACGACAGGCCGGAAACCATGTCGAACTCCGACTCTTCGCCTTCGTAGTACACCGTAAGTCTGATGGACTTGGGCCAATACTGAAGCCAACTCTCCACCATCTTCTTACCGTAACGTCTATATCCTTCTGCGTTGAAGCTGGTCACTACATTCGGAAGCTTCTTCAACGGCTGACGCGCCTTGCTCACATCCGTGTCCAGGACGATCATTTAGCCTCTTT